CACCTGCACCGTCAGATACTTTGGAAGCTGTTTGAAACGTCACTTCATGTGGAAATTCAACGTAACGCATGGAATCGCAACCTTTTGTATGGACGTAAGTATTGATTGAGCGATTGTGGAAATTCTAAGTCATACGAATACGACACAGAACCCATTGAACGACTCTTTAACCCTGCTTGTTGCATGTTATGCTCACAGGCTTTAGCAACGAATAATCGAACACCACCAGGAATGTAAACAAGTCCTGTCACACTATCAATAAACAAGTTATTGCAGTAAGCAGAAGCATGCTCAACCAAAATAGGAACCATGACAGATAAATACTCATCGTCATCAGTTCCTTTTATACCTAATATGGATTTGATTTCATCAATTTCTAATGGCGTAGGTGTGTAGTCCATAATTCCCTACTCTCCGAGGTCCTCTTTGTCCTCTTTTTTAGTCCGTTTCTTTGGTGCAGGTTTAGCTTCAACTTCTGATGCTAACTTGTACCCTTGATTACGATAAACCACATCATAAGCACGTTGTGTAACCGTGTGTGGCTTACCATTAGCATCCACAACCTTGATATTGCTATCAGATGATTTTGAATAAACTACCATGATTTAGTCTCCCTTCGTATTCGTTATTGATTAAGGTGTAACGTCAGGTGTTAATGCACCGAATGCATCAGGTTTAACGTTCATGTAACCGATATGCATAGTTGCACGTAAAGCGAACATGTCACGCTCGAATAGGTTGATTGGCTTACCATCAGCACCTAATACAGATGATAATTGTGCATCTTCTGACACTGCGAATTCGATACCTTGCAAAATTCCGTAACGTGCATAGTCCCAATCTCCAAGTAATGCAGTAGCTTTAGCAGCATCCCATACTTCAGCGTTTGCATAAGCAACTGGGAATCCTTCAACGTTGTTTAGATCAGTGTACAGACGGTTTAAATTGCCATCTTTAGCAGTACGCAACTGTTGTTTAAATGCGTTCGTAGTTGCTAAACCATCGGGATTAAATCCGTTAGCTTCGATTAACGCCATAAGTGAGAATAAATCGTCCTGCAAGTTAGCACCTGTTCCAATTGCAACTGTATTACCTTCTGCAACTGCTCCAGTGTGGATAGCTGCACCACTTGTATGCGTTGCGAATGGTGAATTAGTACCGAATAAAGCAGCAGCATCGAAAGTTTGGTAGAAAGCTTCAGCGATTAACGGTTTTACTTCATTAAAGAAGTCTTTAGCCGTGTAGCGTAAAAACTCTTTAGAGAATGGGATAATAACACCCAATTTTTCAGCAGTCATTGACGCTTGTAACCATTCAACAGTAGACGTTTTGATAACTTCTGTTTCAGATACCCAGTAAGCTCCAGCACCTTTAGCTTTGAATGAGAATACTTTCTTCGGTGCAGTCATCGGTTCGTTTTTAGCAAGCTTCATGATTGTAGAACCTTGAATAACGTTCTCGATGATTAAGCCACCTTGTTCCTGTGGGATAAAACCTGTTTTGACATCTGACATTAATACGTGATCGGGTGTGTAAGTTTGAACTACCATTGATTAATTTCCTCCTCTTATCCTAATTGTTTTGGTTTCGTAAATTGTGTGCTGCGGCCATTTCAGTAATGGATTTAATCGAACCTGCTTGACCATTACCTTGACCGTTGTTAATTTGACGACCGTTCTCTTTAAACTTAGCTTCCACAGACGATTGCACCGCCTTTGTGAACTCTTCTTCTAACTTAGTTAGATTAGTAGTCGTGGACTCTTCATCGTCGCTTACAAAGTAATCTAGGATGCCAACAGGCAAGCCTTTTTCGTTTGCTTTGACAATGGCTTGATTCATTAACTCTTTACGCTTTCCTGCTTTACGCTCATCCTCAATCTCTTTTCGTAATTGAGCGATCTCGATTTCAGCAGGTGACTTGTCGGGGTTGCGTTTTTTCAACTCATCCTCGACTAATTTGTTTAGGTTGTTTTCTTTCCAACTTGCTAATGATTTAGCATGATACTTGTCTAATGCAGGTTGGATAATGCGTTTTCCTTCTTCTGTATCTAAATAATCTTTCACCTTATCCGTCGATAATGCAGTAAGTTCATTTAGATATGTTTTAACGTCCTCTTTGTCCTTGTTGGACTCAAGAAACGCTTTGATTTCTTCTAGTGTCAATGTAATTCCTCCTATTGCCTATATTGTCCGAAGCCAATTATATGCAAAATTAATAGACCTTTTTACGCCATGTCTAGGGCGTTTAGTTAAATCCATTCAACATTTTTCAATTTATGAAACACTTGATTGACGTCTAAATACGTTTTTTTGGCAGTAGGTTTCATATTTTCATCTAATAATCTCGCCTCTAGTTCTTGAAAACCTCGTTCATATTGGAAAACATGATACGTCTCGCCTTCTCCGTATTTATCAATTACGATATCGTTAACCTCAAAAGTCGGATACATACCTTCCTTGTTTTCTACGAACTCAGAAGTACAAAATTCATATGTCATTTGTCTTGTATCTAAAGCGCAACCATCGTCCATAAAATACTTTTCAACAGGTATTGGTTGTATTGGTTCCTCTCCATAAAACTTATGCCAATCAACTTTAATCATCAAAAGCCCTCCTAATTCAGCTAGTTAACGCACTAGCCAAGCGAGATGGTGAATCACCGTACCTTTCATTTCGTATTTGTAATACAAAGCAAAATTCCCCACCACCTTTCATTAAATGTTTATTAAACTTCGACTTTAGCTTGAAGCAACGATAAAAAGTTGCCATCGACTTTCAAATCATCCACACCAAATGTGATTGTGGCTGTATTGAATTCTTCTATGCCTATGCTTATTCCTAACTCTATTAAGTGAGAAGGCTCTTTGTCATCAATCAATATGTGATAATCCCTCATAGTCAATCCGTCAGTTCCTTCAATCTTTTTGATTTCTAGTTTAGCCATGATTAACACTCCCTAACTGTTTTCAATATACACATAGTATTCAAAGCCAGCTTCCGATAATCTGCGTTATGTTTTACTAAATTTTTCTCAAACCATTGTCACATCAACGTTTTGAAACTTGAATAAAATTCACTCGATGTATGAAATATTCATTCACTCCAAAACCCATTAATCACGCATAGTTACTTTTTATAAGTTGATGCGTGATTTTGTGTGGAATGTATATGATATTCACTGAGTTTGGTCGAACGATTTACCATCCTTTTTTGATTCCAAAAATTCGTGATGATTTTTATATATGAAATTAGGTTTTCTGCATTCGCATATTTTAGCAAATTCAGACCAATTCGTCTTTCCACATTTAGAACAAAACAATTGTTCTTCCATTTGTTTCACTCCTTATTTAGACAACCCCTTTTCCCACTCTTTAAAGCTTACGTAAGGTATGACGCGACTAGGAGGCTGTATTTCACGTTGAGCGCGTTTTAAACTCTGAATATAAGTCAAACCTTCATCTGCCATGATTTTATCTATCCTATCAGCTAATTTTTGCTGATATTTTATATCCTGATAATTACGTTCTCTTCTGTTTTCGGGCAAGCGTCCATCAATTTTCATAATAACGGTGCATCTGCAATTAATATCTAATTCTGCAACCATGAACAGTCGAGGTGCTTTAGCTTTATATTGCTTGTAGTGGAAATATCCATCCGAATCAGCTTCGTCAGAATCGAGAGTTCTGTGACTACTTCGCACACGTAAGTCCAAAGAACTCGCCCATACTTTCGTCATAGTCGCATACTCCGAAGCTTGTTCAAATACTTTCTCCGAAGCTATAGAACGACTTCGTCCAGCTTCCGTTCGTGCTACTAATCTTGCTTTCTTAGATGAGAAGCCGAATGCATTTTCTAATCTTTTCGCTATTTCACTGTACCCTTCCCCAGCGATTAAGCCTTGGGTTATTTCAATATTTATCCGTCTAACCGTATCATTCCGATGTTGCTCCAATACTTTAGGCAATCCCAAAAACTCAATAGGATTTAATAACGCTTCTTTAATAACACCAATCGAAGGAATAGTAAATCCCATTGACGGTGCTGGCGTTATACTTTGCTCAATAATATAAGCAGTCATCAAATACTTAGTCACATACTGATATTCAACTTGCTCCTGTATCGACTTTACAACACTTCTGTAATGATCCGTCATTTGCTCATTGATTAGCTTCATTTCTTTTTGATAACGGTTATAGAGATTGAGTTGAGTGAAAGATAACTCACCGTTTTTCGCGTATTTACGATACATTTCAGACACTTGGAATAATATCGTCTTTAATCGTTTGGCGAATACTATTTCTAAGTCGCTCTCAGCTTTAGCTAGTGCTTTGTCGAGTAGTTCTTCTATATCCAATTGATTCATTTTATATCAACCACCTCATACAAAAAACACCTTCAACTAGAAGATGCTCAATTGTTGTATATCTGATTTGTAGTTTAAATATTTCATTATCTTTTGTTGCCTTTTTGCAGAAAAGTTCTCATTAGTTGGATACCATTCAAAAAAATCCTTACTACTTTTACTCGAATTACAACTTCTGCAAGCAGCGACTATGTTGTTCACAGTGAATTCTCCGTTTTTAGTCAAAGGTATAAAGTGTTCCAATTCAAGTTTTCTTTTCCTTCCGCAATATGCACAAGAGTTGTCGAAGTAGTCTTTACATCGTAACCATTGTTCTTCGGTATAACTATGTTCCAAATTCTTCATTCTTGCGTTTCTCTTTGCATTCGCATTAAAAAACTTGTGTTTGTTTTCATCATAATAATTTTTATGCTGTTCTTTTATCTTATCCTTGTTTCTTAAATAATTGTTTCTATGCCAAACTCTTATTTCTTCTTTGTTCTTACTTCTCCATTCGGCATGCCTTGCTTGTACTTCTTTTTTATTCTCTTGGTAATACCTCTTACCTTCTTCAAGAATTTTATCGCGGTTTTCAGCTCTATGTTTTTTGCTCCATTCAGCTCGCCATTCCTTGGTCGCCTTGCTATATTCTTTCATACATTCTTTGCATTTCGACCTAATACCATATTTGCCATTTTTTTGAGCATGCCAATATTCAAAAGAAGCTTCTTTTTCTACTTTACAAACAACGCATATTTTAGTGTTCATATATTTACCTCCTTGTTTATCTATCATACTTATATTGTATCATATTAATATTGCTTATACAATACTTATGATGTATGATAGACAAAAGGAGTTGATGACATGAAGAAAAGAATCACGTTTACCTTAGATGAAAAGTTAATTGACGAGTTGAAAGCCACATCAGACGATACAATGATTCCGCAATCTAGGTTAGTTAATGAAGCGATTAAAGAACTCATTCAACTGAAACAATTGCAGAACTCGTTAAAAACGAGCAATGAAATTATTAAAAAGAATCAGCCTTAATTGGTTGGTTCTTTTTCTGTTAATGGTTCTAAATCATTTCCGTATCGTAAAGCATCGTCATCCATTTCTTTTAATTCCCACTCCACATCATCCACAAACGGCAGCAACCCTAATCGAGTACGTTCGCTAACCTGTCCTTTTAATTGAACTGTGGACTGTGCTTCGTCAAGAATATTCAAAGGTAAATTGCGTTTGAAAGCGAAATAGACTTTCAAATAATCATCCTTGTTATACCCTTTACGCTTCGACCAGGCACTAAACAATACTTTGAATTGATAACGTAATGATGATACATATTTACGCTCAAATGTGATTGATTTGTTCTCAAGAGCCATCACTTTATACTTCATGGCGACTCCCGACACATTTCCGCCAAATGCGTCGTCCGTAAAATTAACCGATTTCGCAAAACGTAAAATATTATCTTCTAATCTATTCAAATGATTCTCAATCATCTGATCGTTAATATCCTTTGTTAAATAACGGGCATCGTCGTCTTTATCCATGAATTCAAGTACGCCTGTTTTCTTCAAGTTCTGAATCGTATCGTCATCGGCTCCCATGCCTTTAAGAATCAAGTAAGCGAGTCGATATTGTTCAATCTCATTTGAAGCATCCGACAATGTTCTGTCATACGCATCAATTAGAGAGAGTACCTTTTCGGCATCCCCTTTTAATTCCAGGTTGTTTGCTACTCCGAATAATGGATTGTATTCAAACATGTGCAGCTTCTCTTCACCTTTTACAAAGTTTGTGCCATTCGTTTGTTTATAGAAGTGAATCCTCTGACCGTCATAAAATTCAACGTGAGCATCATCCCCTTGCGGATAATAACGCAGTGAATAATTCGGCTCGTGTATATCATCACCAATGAAAACAACTTCCCATGGATTGATGTTTTTAATTCTTTCGTTACCTTCC